CGTGAGGGGAGCGCCCGCGCTAGTACTGCCATCAGGTGGTACTTCCAACCAACACAATAGGACATGGGTATGCGAACTCGAAAGCAGTCGTGGTATAGTGCGCCTCTATCGGGCACTTCACGCTCTACAGGGTTCGATCCATTCACTCCGTATTTTACTCCAGGAGTTTACTCCTTTGAGCAAAATACTGACGAGTTGCATTATCGTCAAGGGAATGGATGGAGTGGTGGCGGTCCGCTAAGGATTGATAGGGAAACCCATCAATTTGCGCCGGACCCGCTCACTGCTACGTGGCGGAACTTCTCCGGATTTTCTGTCCTCGGAAGCGGTGGCGTGCGTATTGGTAACCCGACCTCAGGGTCGGATCTTACTGAATACGCTGTCCCTAGTGGGTTCCAGCTTTTGGCCGATGGTGCAACAGCCATTGCCAGAACAGAGCCTACTAACCCAGCTTTTGACTTCTCCGTTTTTATCGGAGAGTTGAGAGCTGAGGGTTTACCCAATATGCCCGGTACTCAAGTGATAGAACGAACCAAGGCCGCGAAAGCGGCTGGTGGGGAGTTCTTGAATATTGAGTACGGGTGGCTTCCTCTTGTCTCCGGTATTCGTGATTTTGCGAAGACCGTGGACAATGCTGACAAGATTCTGAATACTTACTCTAAGTATTCGAATCGTGTCTTAGGAAGGTCCTACGAGTGGCCCGTCAAAACTGACACGGCGACGCGAGCTTGCTCGTTCGTCGAAGTCAATGGTGCCGGGTTCTTCACTGGAGGTGGACGCACCCAACATATCCTGCAAAGGAAATGGTTTGAAGTAGATTACATCTACTACTTACCTGTTGGGCAATCGCAGCGTGATAAGTTCTCACGTTACGGAAGCTATGCCAGGAAACTTCTTGGCATAGATCTGAGTCCCGAGGTTCTTTGGAATCTCGCTCCGTGGAGTTGGGCCGCCGATTGGTTCGGGAATGTTGGAGACGTAATGCACAATGTCTCCGCACTCGGACAGGACGGCTTGGTGATTCGCAATGGCTACATCATGTGCCATACTCGAAAAGAGACTTGGGATTACGGCCTGTTTAACGGGTCCGATGCTCAGTCTCATGTGAGTGTGTCGGAAACTAAAATCCGACAACCTGCGACACCATTTGGATTTGGCGTATCTTATTCCGGGTTATCCCCGGTTCAGATCGCCATCATCTCTGCATTGGGTTTATCCCGATGGTAGGGATCGTGGCTTGAGGGCTATCTAAAACCCTCAGGTTTTTTACCCACGTGTGTGCTTGATCGCACACTCACTCAACACAGGAGATGCCTCACATGGCTTTCGCCGATCCTCAGTCAGTCACGATCAACGCGGTAGCTCAATCGCTGCCGCGGACTTCGTCTGGTGTCAATCAAGGCACTTTCACGAAGGACGATGGACTCGTCAAGTTGTCGTTCTCCCATACTCTGGGAAAGCGCAACCGGCGGGTCGCTCGTCTCGATCACGCGAAGATTGCCGCTGACCCCCTGCTTGCAGGGACCAATGTCAAGGCATCAATGGCCGTTTATTTGGTCATTGACAGCCCCGAAACGGGCTACTCAATCGCGGAAGTGAAGCAGGTAGTGGATGGCCTAACGGCCTACCTTACTGCTTCAAGCGGTGCTAACGTCACCAAGATTATTGGTGGTGAAAGCTGACGAGTCTAATCAACTCGTTGTATCCGCCATGGATACCCGACATGAGGGCGTGAGGCAAGGAATACACCAACTTCCTTTTATGGAGGCGATGTATGAAAAGCCAGATGTCTCTGTGGAGAGAGCTCGCCAATGAAGCGGCGAGCTGGTGCTGCACTAGCGCCGACCGCGACATCAAAACCGTCGCGGTTCGAGTCAAATCAGA